CAGCCAACACATTGGCTCGTGTGTCTACGAACCTGGACAGACCTATGTAGCACCATTCCTCTCGTGGTCGGCAGAAACCGCTTGCCACCCTGGCATATACGCGGCGTCTCGTGAGTGGATGAGAGACTACTACCCAAACTCGGAACTAGTCCGCTGCTATGTGCGCGATGGAGACTGGACAATCACCGCAAAGGGTGCAATACGATGTGAGAGACTGAGGGTACTGTCAAGCGTAGACACCCCCGACGCGGAGAATGAGGGATGAAACTCAACGACACAACTGAGATAGGCGTCGAGACGTTCCGCTTGATCGACGCTGAGGATGGGTGCCTTGGTTGCCACTTCTTTGGGACGGAAGAGTGTGAGTTTCCGCTTGACTTTCAAGAGACGTGTCTGTACGAGCAGGACGGACACTACTACGATGGGATATTTGTGGAGGTTCTTGCTTAACATCGGTTTCCTTTGTAGTATTCTTGTTTATAGTGTTCCGAGTCGATTGATCCACAACCAGGAGAATCCATCATGGGTACGAATGCGAAGTTGGCCAGTGACCTGAAGCGTGTGCGGCAGAAGCTGAAGTCTTTGAGCACTGTCGTGGGACCTCTCCGGATCGACCTTTCGAACTCCTATCATGACGTGAGCGAGTACAAGCGCGTCAACTCGAATCTTGAGCGTGAGCTTGAGTATTTGAAAGAATCCAAGTGCTGTCAGGACGACTTTGATGAGGTCAACAAAATTGCCTCTGATCGCATGGCCACTATTCGCCTTCGCAATGTCGAGTGCAAGGAGCTTCAGGATCAGCTTGTTCAATCCAACCGTGCTCTTTCCATTGCCAAAGAGGATGCCCGTCAGGCGCACGCTTTGAGCCAGACCCGCCGCCGCCAGTTGAAGGAATGCCGTGACGAGCTTGAGGCTTCCGAAATCAAGATCAAGTCTCTTAACACGACCCTCCTGCGCTATGAGCTTTGCCCCGAGCCTCCTGCGGACGGATCCGCCCGTGGAGACCGTGTTTATTCTGACTTGATGGCCGAGGATGACCTTGACTCTGTTGAAGCCAAAGAGAGAATTATTTCTCGGATGGAGCGAGAAGATTTAAGTCTTTCCAATGAGCTTGTCCATGTGTACAAGAAGTTCTCCGGTTTGGCCAGCAGAGTCTTTGCTCTTGAGTCTGCGACTGGTCCCGTGCATGACTGGGCGTGGGCTCGTGAGCAGTTGGAAGCTGGCCAGTTAGTCCGTCGTAGGCCGTGGGTCAAGCCACAACATTACTACATGCGAGGAGAATCTCTGTTCTTCAAAGACGCTCGTGGTGTGCAACTTGTCGCTGACGATCTTCAACCAATCAACGCTTTCACCGACTGGGAGGTTGTGTAATATGCCTACGAAGAAGGGTCCCAGTCTGAAGGACATCGCCAAGGATGCTGGCAGTCAGGTCTTGGCGATTGCTCCTGCCTGCCTTGCTGGCAAGTCTGCAACTGAGATTGATAGCATTCGGTGGGTCTCTCGTAATATCGACAATCCGATGGTGAATGCGAGGGATTGTCCGGACCCATGGGCCTGGACCCTTCTTCGTCAGTGCCGTCTTGACGACAAGTTTCTGTTCTTCTTCACCGAGAAGCTGTGGAGCAAACTGATTCCGAGCCGTGCTACGCTTGAGGAGGACGATGCCGAGATCAAGCAGGATGGTTTGGCGACTGTCGACATCTGCGAGGAGATTCTGGCGTTCGCGAGCGTGAAAGAGCATCGTAGTGGCCAGTAACTACTACCAACTCATTCCGAAGACCCTTGCTGGGAACGTGGAGTTTCGTCGCGACACTCTCAGAATGGCCATGACCAGTAAGCGTCGGCAGGCGCAGCTCTGGAAGCTGTGTGCCGAGGACTTGCTCTTCTACGTTAATTTTGCTTGCTGGACCTACGATCCGCGCAACGAGTCTCTTGGCCGTCCGAATGTGACTCCGTTCATCACGTATCCCGAGTTTCAGGATGGCGCGATCCTTGAGATCCAGAATTGCGTAGAGAATGGGCGCGACTTCGCAATGCCCAAGAGCCGCGACATGGGCGCGAGCTGGATGGGTCTGACCGTGTTTGAGTGGATGTGGCACTTTCGTCCGAATCTGAGCTTCCTTCTTGTGAGCCGCACCGAGGACTACGTTGACAAGCGCGGCAATCCTAAGTCGTTGTTCTGGAAACTTGACTTTCTTCATCAGCACCAACCAGACTGGCTTCTTCCGAAGGGCAGACAACTTGGTTGGAAAGATCCTGAACGCCGTCTGCTACACATGGGCAACGCCGACAATGGCAGTGTAATAGACGGCGAGAGCACGACTGGTGATGCCGGCCGTGGCGACAGACGAACGGCAATGTTCATTGACGAGCATGCCGCGTTCGACGTGAACGACGGGTTCCGGATACTGAACGCCACGCGTGACACGACCCGATGCCGTGGCTTCAACTCGACACCCCAGGGCGCGGCGAATGGTTTCTTCGAGGTTTGCCACAAGACCGCTGCTCGAGTGATCCGCCTGCACTGGAGTCGGCACCCCGACAAGAACAAGGGGCTGTACACCACGGACGAGGCTACTGGCGAGCCAGTTCTGCTGGATAACTTCCGAGGTCTTGTGAAAGTCCGTCGCAAGGAGGATGAGAACGAGCGCGAGGTTATGTATCCGGAAGGCTATGAGTTCATCCTCGACAAGGACAATCCGAAGATGCGCTCTCCCTGGTACGACAACGAGTGTGCTCGCTGCGTGAGTGATAAGGAGGTCGCTCAGGAGCTTGACATCGACTTCCAAGGGTCCGACTATCCATTCTTTGATCCGAAGTTCATCTCGATCCTGTCAGATCGGTATTGCCGCCCACCAGACAAGATTGGTTTTCTCGAGTTCGACCGCGAGACTCTTGAGCCTCTTCGTTTCAGGGAGGATCCACATGGCAACCTGTTTCTCTGGATCCCCCTTGGCGTTGATGGGGTACCTGCCAGAGACCGCAAGTTCGTGGCCGGTTCGGATATCTCCGCAGGAACTGGTGCCAGCAACTCGGTGACAAGCCTTGTGGATCAGTCAACTGGCGAGAAGATTGCCGTGTACCGGACTCCGAAGACCCGTCCGAATCCATTTGCCGAGGCATCGATTGCATTGGGCAAGTTCTTCAACAAAGCGTTGATGATCTGGGACGCCTCTGGCCCGACAGGCAAGGTGTTTACCCAGCGAGTTGTTGGTGCTGGCTATGGACGCATCTATTATCGCAGGAATGAGAAAAGGGTAACTCGCCAAATCACCGACGAGCCGGGATACTTTTTGAATCCCACCGCGAAGGAGACTCTTCTCGAAGACTACCGCGATGCTTTGACCGATCGGAAGTTCATTAATCGATCCGAGCAGGGCATGGCGGAATGCCTTCAATTCATCAGAAAGCCAGGGGGAGCCGTTGAACACAGTGCCAGCGCAAATGCTCAAGATCCGTCTGGTGCGCGCACGGCGCATGGCGACGAAGTAATTGCCGACGCGCTGGCTTGTCTTGGTGTATCAGAGCATGCTATAGTAGCGAAGGCCGAGGAACCAGACGTGCCAGTCGGTTCACTTGCGTGGCGAATGCAGCGGACGCGCAACGCCGAGCGGGAATCTTCAAGAGAACTGGACGACAGGTGGTAACATGCCAACACTCAAAGGCGTAGATTTTCCAAGACTCAGGACTGCGGTCGACTGGAGTGTGCAGCAATTTGCGACTCCGCGCAAGAATCATCTTGATGCAGTTCAGCAGTATGTTGGTGCCCACTATGCAGATGGTGGCACTGACAAGCGCGTCCCGACCAACATGCTCGAACTTGCTGTCACAATCTATGTCCGGCAACTTGCCGCCAGGGCACCACGGGCTGAGGTCACAACTAATTACCGAGAGCTTCGCCCATTTGCCAGAAGCATGGAACTCGCCTTGAACCAAGTCCCCGACGAGATCGGCCTTGGCCGGACTCTTCGCAAGGCTGTCATTGGAGCGATCTTCGGTGTTGGCGTCTGCAAGGTGGGCATCTGCTCCACCGGGGAGACTGTAGAGCATGATATTGGACGCTCGTTTGTCGATATCGTTAGCATTGATGACTACTTCTGCGATATGTCTGCTAAGGATCGTGATAGCATTCAGTTCGAGGGAAATGACTACTGGATGAATCTTACTGACGCTCGATCGATCGATGAGAACAAGGAGGGCGACAGGGATCTTGAGGCTGACGAGCATACAATCAGCGGAGACAACGGCGAGGAGCGCGAGGAGGGCATTTCCCAGTCCGAGGGTGCAGACCTGTACAAAGACAAGGTGTGGATGCGTGACGTGTATCTTCCGGACACGAATCAAATGGTGACATACGGTGTTAAGTCCAAGAGAATTCTTCGCGTGATAGACTGGGACGGCCCCCAAGGTGGCCCATACCACATGCTGGGGTTCTCTGACGTGCCAGGGAACCTGCTCCCTCTTCCCCCAGTCGCGCTATGGCTAGATCTGCACGAACTGTGCAACAGTATGTTTCGCAAACTTGCGAAGCAGGGTGATAGCAAAAAGACCGTTGCCGGGTTCCAGGGTGGCGACGATGCCGGGCCGAATGCTCTGAAGAACGCCTCTGATGGAGAGGGAATCACATACAACGGCCAGCCTCCTGAGAACATTACCGTTGGTGGTATCGATGCACCGACTCTCGCATTCTATCTCCAGACGAAGGATCTGTTCAGCTATCATGCAGGCAACCTCGACGCCCTTGGTGGCCTGTCGCCCATGACTGACACAGTAGGCCAGGACAAGCTGCTCACCGCCGCAGCGGGCGCAAGGGTTGACCACATGCGCGAGGAGACCATTAACTTTGCACGCGGCATCTTCAAGGCTTTGGCCTGGTACGAATGGACCGACCCGATCCGCAAGCGCGTGGTTGGCAAGAAGGTCAAGGGCACTGATATCGTGGTGATGAGCGAGTGGTCCGAGAAGACCAGGGAGGGTGATTTCCTTGACTACAATCTCGACATCGATGTTTACTCCATGCAGTCTGACACGCCATCTATTCACTTGCAGAAGCTACTTACAACTCTTGAGCGAGTCGTGTTTCCAGTTTTACCTCAGATTCAAGCGCAGGGTGGATCGCTGGACTTCCCGAAGTTGCTTGAGACCATTGGCAGGCTTGGGGATATTCCAGAGCTTGCTGATATCGTTGTCTTCGATGGGAGCGCACCACCACCACCAACAACCCAGGGTGGGAGTCCACAGCCAGCATTGGCCGCGAACACCACTCGGACGTATGAACGCGTCAATCGGCCAGGAGCAACGCGCTCAGGCAAAGAGGCCGTGATGAGTCAGATACTAATGGGTGCAGGCGCACAACCAGATGAAGTCGCAGCAATCGGGAGACCAGTAGGATGATCTACTGCTACAAACTTGGAGATACTGGAGAGATCCTAGATATGGACTTTCCGATGGGCAAGGCACCACAAGAGATTGTGATTCATTCTGAGCTACCTCCTTTTACAGCGTATCCTCCGCCGGAGGGGATATCTCCTAGTGACGTGAAGTATCGCCGTGCCTGTCGCAGCCTATCTGCCGAGCACAAGTCCGTGCCTCCTACCAAAGGCTGGCCGATTGAGTGCATTGGCACCGGAGTGAATGCTGCTGATGCAGGGAAGCTCCGCGATGAACTAGCTAGCAAGGGTGTCCCAACGGAAGTTACCTCGGACGGAAACCCTGTGTATAGGGATTCGCGCCACAGAAAAAGGGCGTTGAAGGCCAGGGGAATGTTTGACAGGTCTTCATATTTGTGATATCATGCTTAGTGTTTTAGATTGAAATGATAGTAAATCAGGAGCATTCAAGATGACCAAGGGAAACAAAGAAGTCGAGAAAGAGGTTGTTGACGACACCAGTGCGCCAGATAGTGGTGATGATGGACTCAAGGAATTCGAAGGCGAACTTGACTTGGCAGTAGATGCCGTGATGTCCGAGAAGGAAGAGAAGAAACTAGAGACGGAGACGGACACTGAGGCAGAGACGGAGGAAGTGATTGAAGAGGTCGAGAAGCTTGAGCCAGAGCTAAAGACCGAGACTGATATCAAGGATGACGATTCGAAAGAACTGTCCGACGACCTCCTTGAGCGTGCCGTGAAGGCTGGCATTCCAATGTCCGAGGCGAAACAGTATCCGAACCCAGAGCTTCTTGAGAAGACTTGCAGTCGTCTCGAGATTGATGATAGCATAGACCCCAATGACGTGGAAGAGGACAGCGTTGACGCGCTTTTGCCCGCCATCCCAGACCTTGACCCGGATGAATACGATGAGAAAATCGTTGCCGGATTCAACGCCATGAAGAAGATCATCGCAAGCCAGCAGCAGACGATTCAGTCGCAGCAGGCTAGTGGTCATTCGGATTGGTATGCCACTCAAGTTGAAGGTCTTGGCAAGGGCGTCTCAGACGCTCTCAAGACAGACGGTGGCAAACGTGATGCGCTGAAGGCCAAGTTCGATGTCCTCACGGCAGGCTATGCCGCTGGTGGTAACGACATGGACAGGTCGGATGTGTTCCAAGAGGCTGTGCAGTTGGTTCTCGGAAACGAGATCGAAACTGCGAAAGCCGCCGAGAAAGCCGCGAAGGTCAAGAAGAGAAATGGACAGCAAATCTCTCGATCTGGCGGGAATCGGCCAAAGTCAAAGGGTGATATCAATAGTGATATCGCTGCCGAGATCGACAAGAAGTACTTCAGTGACTAAGACAGCTCGTCAGTGACGGGCATAGATTTTCAAGGGGATTTATCATGGGCTTGCAATTCAGCCAAATCGACGATGCTGTTCTGCTCACGCAGAATTTGCTTATCAAGCGTGGTGCCTTCGTGGACATGCAGACCGACCTCACCGATCATGTCGCCGTGCGCGAGATGTGGAAGGGACACAAGAAAGTGTTCGAGGGAGGCGAAAACTGGGAGTTCGATATCCAGATGGATCACAATCACTCAGCCTCCGTGGTTGGCCTGTACGAGGACGATACTCTGGCCCTGACTGACACGATGGTCAAGGGCGAAGTTGCTGCTCGTCATATCAATGCCAACTATGGCTACGACCTTCACGAGAAGGCTTTCCAGCGCGGTGGCACTGCTATCGTGGATCTTGTTCAGACCAAATACGTGGGAATGATGGTTAGCCTGTACGAGCTGATGGAAACGCTGCTCTGGGGCAAGCCAGACGACTCGACCGACATCAAGACCCCGTACGGGATTGACTACTGGGTCACGCGCAGCGACTCCGCTGGATTCAACGGGCTCAACCCCGCCGGATTCACCGATGGTCGTGCTGGCATCTCCAGTGTGACATACCCCCGCTTCGCGAACTACACCGGAAGCTATGTCGCCATCAGCAAGGAAGATCTCCTGCGGACAATGCGCGAGGCGCACCGCAAGACTCAATTCCGTTCGCCCGTGTCGCACTCGAACCCTGATCTGGGCGGAATGCGCAACGGGATCTACACCTGCTCTGATGTGATCGGACTTCTCGAGGAACTGCTGGAAGACCAGAATATGAACGCGGGCAACGACCTTGCCAGCAAGGATGGTCGCGCCCACTTCAAGTCCACGCCAGTGACGTATGCTCCCAAGCTCGATGCAGACGCCACCGATCCTATCTACCTGCTGGACTGGAAGAAGCTCGCTGTCGGTGTCATGGCTGGTTGGGAGAACAACCTTCAGGCACCAACGGTTGTCTCTGGTAAACACAACGTTAGGCGTGTTGACCTAGACCTGAGCATGAACATGGTCTGCACCGACACCCGTCGTCAGACTGTCATCCAGAAGGCGTCCTAAACCAGCCGAATGACTAGGCTGCTCCCGTGATAGCACGGGGGCGGATCTCCAAAAAGATTCAGAAGGAGTGACCAGATCATGAATAGAAGTATCAACGGACATGTGGCCCAAGGGAACCAGATCCTCGAACGGGTTTGGTACAGTGGCACCGATGCCCTCAAGCGAGGCGAGGCGGTTTGCTACAACACTGACTACGGGACTGCTACCGTGGCAAACGCAAGACGCGGCAACTACGTTGAGCGTCCAAGCTCAAGCAACAATCGCGCCTTCGCCGGAGTGACCGTGGCGAGTCACGCGGCCAGCTCGACCGGACAGATGATCCAGATTGCCGTTCCTGGCTCGAAGGGCGTTGCAGTCGCTCTCGGTCTGGACACGGTTCGCGGGACTGGCCTCCTGACCTTTGTCGTCGGAACCGGCACCGAGGCCGGACGGTTCCATACTGGCAAGTACGTTGGGCGTGGCTCTGCCATCCCGCGTCAGACCGTGACCGCCCTGATCGAGTCCAGCATGATCGGGGCATGGTCCCTGGCAACGGACGGCATCACGCTGACCGTCGCGAGTACCACTGGCCTTGCGGCTGGCGATACGGTTGTGTTCCTCGGTGGCGAGATGGAGACGGCGACTGAGTACATTGTCCCAGGCAAGTACACCATCGCTTCGATCACTGATGGCACGGATCTTGTGTTGACGACGACCGCTGTTGCTGCCACTCCTGCGGTAGCTCTGCTCTGCACTGGGTATGCCTACACGGGCAATCCTGTCTGCATGGTCGACCTACTCGAAGGCGACGAGTCTGGCGGCGTACAGTTCATCAGCTTCCTGAATGCTGGCAATGCGGCCCAGGGGCACATGGTTGGTGGCGTGACCTATGTCTGCGGTGGCCAGACTATCAGTGGTGACGTGGACATTGTTCTTGCCCAGGGAACGCTCCCAGGCGAGACCAAGGCAGTGATCCTTCTCGGGGCACTGACAACCAATGACCTCACCGTCGATCCGGCTACCAATGGTATCCAGATGGACGGATCGACGGCTCTGGCCGAGGTGAACAGTATGAACGTTGCGGCCGATGCATGGTACGGCGAGTTTGGTGGTGGCCTGTGGCACACCAAGGATGTCGTTGGCGGCGCGACCGAGGCCTAGGAAATGATCTGCGTGTGGCGGTCAGGGTTTCGTGCCCTGGCCGCCCTTCGTTCCACCCAAGAGGTGAGACATGGCCGAGTCAACCCTATCAATAGCACTCTCAGACCTCCTTCTGGAAGTTGCTGTGTTTCTTGGGTATTCTGAAACTCCTGCTGACTGGACTACAGCGCAGGCTGCGGAGTTGGACCGATACGTGCAGGCCGGGGTGAGGCAGTTCTACTATCCCCCTGGCGTTGCTGGCGTAGAGGCCGGATACAACTGGTCCTTTCTCAATCCGACCGCAACAGTGGCGACAGTGGCCGACACTGCAACTAGTGACCTCCCAGACGATCTTGGCAGGGTGCTTGGAGACTTCTTCTATGCTTCGTCCGAGCATCGCTCTTCGATTGTGGTTGTTAGCGAGGCGCAGTACCAGACCATGCGTGCTCGCGAGGACTCGTCCCCTGCTTCACGGGTCGCGTGCATAAGGCACAAGACACAGGTGGTTGGGACGGGCCAGAGGCTTGAGGTGGCATGGTGGCCAGTGCCAACCGGGATCTACACTCTCACGTACCGATACGAGGCATACAACGGCAAGCTCACCGAAGCGAACCCGTATCCTCTTGGTGGGATGAAGCATTCCGAACTACTGGTCGAGTCATGCCTATCCATTGCAGAACAAAGGGCAAATGACGAAGAGGGTCTTCATACTGCTGCGTTCGCTCGGCTTCTTGTCACCGGAGTTGCAAAAGACCGCAACCAGGGTGCAAGGTACTACGGGCATATGGGTGGAGGTGAATACGACGGCAGGGATAGCCGCGAGAAAAGCGGTTCTGTATCGTACAAAGGGGAGACTTGGTAGCGTGGATCCTGAAATCATCGCCAGTATTACCGCTGTAACTATGACTTGTTCCATGGCCTTCCTTGCATGGCTAGCTACAAAGGTGATTGAAAACGACAGAAAACTCGTGGAACTGCGTGGCATGATAAGTTCCAATGTCGCTTCGATACAATCTCAAGCCAAGAATTGTGATGAGCGACTTGAGTGGATGCGGGATCTGGACACCAAGATGACCGAGGTACACGAGCACACCTTGGTTATCCGAACCAAACTGGAGGATGCGGCACATGTTTGACGATTTTGTCACTGTTGATCCGTTGAAGTTTCATGGGACACTTGTTTTTGCCTGGATGGAAAGCATCAACAAGAAACTGTATCAGACAACTCATCCTCTTGTGGTCAATCTTCCCAAGGGTCTTGAGAAGGTGAAATATGCTGATGGGGACATGTCCATCGCTGACGGCAAGTTGAATGTAGTCTCTGGGTTCATGTTCGACGGCGCAAGTGGAGTGGCTATCGACGGTGTGGCGAACATGCTCGCGGCTCTCATACATGATTGTCTGTGCCATGCGATGTCCAAAAAGGCCAAGGGATTGTCGTGGAAACTGTGCGACTATGTGTACCGTGTGGTGTGTAGGGCTCAATGCGCAGGTTTCTGCCGCTCGTGGGCTCATTATATTGGGTTGCGTGGTTTTGGATGGGTGTGGAGGATATTCACCGTGCTATTAATTATGATGGTTTTGTAAGGGTGCCTACAAGGGAATAGGCGTTATGGCTTAAATGCTGGACCTTTTGGAATCACGATTGAACTGAACTCTGAGATGAACAAAGAAAATGGAGACTGACCATGAAACAACGAGTATGTGCCCTTATCAGAATGGATCCTCCGGAAAAAGAGAATGTCGGCCTGCTGTTTGCCAGCGGAACCGTCGTCCCGACTGCGGCCTCCGCAGGATACTCCACTTCCTGCATCTTCCAGCATACTGACGGAGGAGCTGGAACAGTGCTCTATGTCAATGAGGGAAGCGCAACCAGTTGCTCCTTCCAACCTATCGCCGCGCTCTCTGCTGCCCAAGAGGCGTTGCTCGGGGCACCTGCCGGGACGGCGACTGCAAGCAAGGCTGTTATCCTTGACGCCAATGTTGCAGTCGATGCCGTGAACACCGCAGCCCTTAGCATTGGTGCTTCGGGAGCAGAGGTTGCTATCACAGCGACACCTGCGGAGCTGAACCTGCTCGACACCACTACCTCCGGAACTGTCGTTGCGTCAAAGGCTTTGGCTGTTGGTGCGGACAAGAACCTCGATGTTCTTGCCGTTGCAGATCTTAAGCTCGGCTCGGGGGCGGGAACGTCCGTCACAGCCACGGCTGCGGAGCTGAACGTTCTGGATGCTGTTACTGCGGGGACAGTCACGGCAAGCAAGGGTCTGGTCGTTGATGCGAACTCTGCTCTCGACGTGGTGAATACTGCTACTCTGAGTCTCGGAGCAAGTGGGTCGGAAGTTGCTGTTACAGCCACGGCTGCGGAGATCAACCAGTTGGACGGGGCGATTCTTGCCAACATGTCCGCTGGCGCTGGTGTTTCGACTGGAACTGGCACGGTCTGCCAGCACCGCGTCACGAAGGTTGGCGATCTGTTCAAGACTGAGATCTTCCTCGACATCACCGGGCTTAACGATGGCGGAGCTGGCGTTACGGTTGCTGTTGTCGGCAAGGACGCCGGCACGGCAAATTGCCATATCGGCCAGATTCTTGCGGCGGTGAATGGAACGATTATCGCTGGCTATGTTCATTGCCTGATTGCTCCAGCCACTGGTCACGCTGATATCGACCTGTGGACTGCCAACGAGGGAACCCTTGCGCAAGATTCGGCTATCGGTGACGCCACTGCCAACGTGCAGCTTGTTCAGGCCGCGACATGGGCTGCTGGCGACATCATCGCTCTGACTGCCTTCCCGCCAGCGAACGACTACTTGATCCTGGCAATGGGAACGGCAGGCTCGGATGCCGACTATACAGACGGCACATTCATCATCGAGCTGTGGGGCGTGTAGGCTTTCATTAGGGGCCGAGCATGCGACCTAGCCACAAAACATTGCTATTCCCTCTCTCTGGGGTTTCTCGGAGAGAGGGTTATCGCGAGCAGTCACGTCCGCCATTTGCAGCTCCTTGGGCTGTGAATGTGCGTGGCGTTGATGCGCTGGAGGAACGCGATAGGGGCGGAACTCGCCCTGGGCTGGCAAAGGTATCATCGACTGATTTTGGTGCTATCACTGCTTTGGCTACAGTGACAAGCGTGGATGCTGATGGCAACCGTGTCTACAGTCTGGTGGTAATCAGCGATGGAGAACTGCGCTGCCTTCGGACATCCGCGCTTCTCGACGAGGCTGGCGGATACGTCCTGACTGAGGATTCCCGCAGGATTTTCGTGTCTGTGGTACAGGCTGATTCTGGCGATGCGCCATTGCTTGACGACAACGCAGTATCCATCCTCACCGAAGACGGAGACGAGATTGTCTTTGCCTCAGACGTGCCGGCTGAAAGCGCGATCTCGGAAACTGGCGCGTACAGCACTGCAGAGAGCAATGGCCAACTCTACATAGCTGGAAGCGAACTCAACGTCTTCGACCCGATTACCACTATCGTGCAGGACGTGGTGGCATCAGAGGGGACAGTCCCAACTTCCCAACCAGTTGTATGCGTCTATCGTGATCGAGTTTTCCTCGCCGGCGAGGATCATGTTTGGTATGCCTCCAGACAAGGGGACCATACAGACTGGGCTTTCGGTGCAGACATGGAAGACAGCGGACGGGCCGTAGCCGGAGAGCTGTCTCTTGCTGGGTTGATAGGAGAGACGCCCATGGCGCTCATTCCTATCAATGACGAAATGCTGGTCTTCGCCTGCGAGAACAGTCTGTGGGTGCTAAATGGTGATCCGGCAAGCGGAACTTTAGTCAAAATCAGTTCCGAGATTGGAGTTGTTGGTCCGGAGGCGTGGGCTGTGTCGCACGATGGGTTGCTTATCTTCTTGAGCAATGACGGAGTTTACACATGGAGTGGGGGAAAGCCGGAACGCTACAGCGAGGAACGGACGCCAAACGAACTGCGCAACGTGGATGGCGTTGTCAATTACGTCTCGATGGCATTCGATTCAAACGGACCTGGCTTCCACCTGTTTATCACACCTGTCGAGTCTGGAGATGGTTCGCACTGGTGGATAGACATTCGCAACCAAGCCCTCTGGCCAGTTGTCTTTGGAAGCTCCGGACATCAACCAGTGGCGACTTCAAAGCTCAAGCGCGGTGGATTGCGTGATGTAGTTATTGGATGCAGTGATGGATACCTTAGAAGGTTCTCGTCTTCCGCTTCTACTGACGATTCAACTGCCATACAGAGCCACGTCTTGATTGGCCCGATCAGGCTGTCAAACAATTACTTGCTGGACAGTATGCTAGGGGAGGTGTCGGGAATGCTGGCACAGGACTCTGGAGATGTCACCTGGAGAGCTGTGGTTAGCGATAGCGCAGAAGAAGTATGCGCAACGGCAAAGGCTGGGATTACATCCGTGCTGGCGTCAGAGACGCCAACTGGCGTAAACTCGTCTGGGACGTGGGTGGCGGGGCGCAATAAAGTTTCTCGGCCTCGAAACAGAGGTACGTGGTGCGTGCTGTGGCTGTCGTCAGTGTCCCAATGGGCATATGAGGCGGCAGTGGTGCTAGTAAAACGATTGGGACGTGCCAGATGAGCAATGGAACAAAAATATCCGACCTCCCAGCCGACAGCAGTCTTACTGGTGTAGAAGAAATTATTGTGGCTGACGCTGGCACTTCCAAGCGCGTCACCGTTGACGAGGTTGCCGCATATATTGGGCCACAAGCCTGGGACGGTGACATCGCGGATGTCGATCTTGATGGTGGGACCGACATCGGGGCGGATCTTGTCGATGCTGACCTCATCCTTGTGGACGACGGGGCTACCGGGACCAACCGCAAGAGCGCGGTGTCAAGACTTTGGACCTACATCCTTGCGAAGATTGTGGCAGTGACCGATGTTTCAACGTGGGGATTTGTGGTGGACGAAGATACGTTCGTGTCGGACCTCGCTACGAAGGTGCCGACGCAGCAGAGCGTGAAAGCGTATGTGGATGCTACTGCCGTGGCCTGGGGCGGTGATATCACCGACATCGATCTTGACGGTGGGATCGACATTGGCGCGGACCTCGCTGACGCAGATCTGATTATCGTCGATGACGGGGCAGGCGGGACCAACCGGAAGAGTGCGGTGTCTCGCTTGTGGACGTACATAAATGCGAAAGCAGACCTCGTCTATGCCGCTATCTCACACGCAGCAAGCCACACGGACGGAACCGACGACATTCGCGATGCGACCGATGCCCTGAAGGGCTTGGCCACTGCTGCGCAGATCACTGCGATTGATGCGAACACGTCACATGCAGGTGCAACCAACAACCCACACGCGACCGACATCGAGAACCTGGGTGGCGGAACGCTGGCAGAACTCAACTCGGCTGTGTCAGACGCTACGCTTGACGACAGTAGCGATTCACGCACGCCGACAGCGCACAAGGACAGCCACGACCCTGAGGGCGGTAGCGATGCGCTGGACACGGCTGCTCCTGCCAACATAGACGGTGTGCAGGCTGCTGCGGCTGGCACGTCCCATAGCCTGGCACGGGCAGACCACGCCCACCGTATACAGCATGGAATCGCTGACAACGCAGTTGTCACCGTTGATTCCGCCGATGTGGCAGATGATGAGTACGCGCGGTTCACAGCAAGCGGTCTTGAGGGTCGGACAGCGACGGAACTGCGGTCAGATATCAACGTCGCCGACGGCGCGGACGTTACTGGGGACAATGCCCCGCAGGCGCATAAGACGAGCCACCAGAACGCTGGCGGCGACGAGATCAACGTAGCTGGTCTGTCAGGTGAGCTTGCGGATGACCAGCCACCGAAGACCCATGCGGCAAGCCACACGGATGGAACCGACGACATTCGCGATGCGACCGATGCCCTGAAGGGCTTGGCCACTGCTGCGCAGATCACTGCGATTGATGCGAACACGTCACATGCAGGTGCAACCAACAACCCACACGCGACCGACATCG